TAATTGACCGACAATCAGATTTAATTTATCATCACATATAGTATTTAATTCTGATCCTCTGCCTACAGTCTGTTGGGCAATACTGATTATAGCTGTTTTAGCTATTCTTACTGCCATCTTTTAACACTTCCTTTACTTAATTTTCTTCATTTTTCTAAATTCAGATGTATCTTGAACATTATCTTCTTTTATTTCTTCTGTCATGCAACGCTGTGCTACCAAATTATTATCAATAAGTCTCATTCTTAATGCTTCTCCTGCCTCGGACATGGCTTTGAAAATATCATTTCTATTTAATTTATAAGCATTAACTGTTACAGTTGTATTTTCCTCTGTTGCTGTTAAACGACTGATCTGGATTATAGCCACGGGCTTCTTACTGAAAAATTTAAACATTTTAATTTCCTTTCAACACAGCCAATTCTAATATTGGATGTTCTATATATTGTGTTTCTTTTAATTTAGCATCTTCCCTCGTTTGCATCATTCCTTTTAATCTGCTCGCTAGACTTTCAGGCACTAATACCTGCCCACAGTATCTTACCCCATTAATCGTTATTTCTGGTCTTACATTTATCCTAACTTTTCTTTCATCAGTATTTTCTAATTTCTCTTGCACCGTTTTGGCTGTATCTGCTAGTGCCTCTGCGTCTAATTTCTTTTGATCTACCAGTCCAGATACTATCTGAGCAAGAAGATTAATTGATCTTTCTAGTTTAGAAAATCTATCTTCTGAAATGGAGCCGGAAACTGGATTTGCACCAGCATCCTGAAGTTTACAAAACTCCTGCTCTACTATTGGAGCTACTCCGGCTTGATTCTTTTTATTTTTCGATCCTGGGGGCCTACCACGTTTCTTGATAGGGGCTATATATCCTGCTTTAACTTCCCCAGACTTAATTTCTATTATTGGATGTTGCGTAAAATCTAAATCTAATTGGTCGGACATTTTATCCTCTCTTTTGAGTAATAACCCTCATCCTGCTCCCAGGATCATCCTCGACTATCAGATTGCTGATTGTCTACTCCACCCTTTTAGCCTATTCTACTATTTAGAACCGTAGATGGTTCATAGGCTAATTTTAATCAAATGCTGATTCTGCTTCAACTCGACTGAAGAAGTTGTTGTTATTGATTACGCATTTGAACATTAATTTCCATCCAGCTTTACGTCTTAGTGCTAGAGGGTTACTATCACTTGCCCCTGGAGGAGTTAGTGTAGACATTAAGTTTTGTAGATCAACAACAGTGTATGCTTCCTTGCCGAATAAGAATCCAAGGTGAACCTTGGAACTAGCTGATGCCAATTCATCAAGTAAACTACCAGCAGTTGTACCAGAAGTAGCTATTGCGAAAATAGTAGTACCATTAGCATTAACGCTGTCTCCAATTTCAATACTTGCTGATGCAGCAAAATATTGATCTGAACCTTGAACATATTTAGTAATAGCTGCGTTTGCAGCAGTAGCAGCAGTAATATCTGCTGCGGATGTTGCCCAGTAAATCTTATATCGTAATGTACTTGTTGAAGGTAACACTACGGTAATAGAGTCATCAGTATCAGCAGCCCCAACATCCTCAGTTGAAACTTGGTATATCACACTAGGATAATTGAATGTAGTATCGAAACCTACAACTAGAATCCTATGATAACGTAGTGCCAAATCTCCCCCACCCTCATTAATATTTGTGGTAGGTGCAGCAGCAGATGTCAAGGTTGGAAGTGAGTTAGACCGTAAGAAACGAACCCCTAAGAATTCCCCGATCTCCCCATTCCATAGCCTTTTTGCAGCAGCATACTTAACTGAGTCAATAAAATCAGGATCAGATGACACATCGAATTCCATGAAAGAATCGAGAATTGCCACATAATGATCCCCTAATTCGGGATCGGCAACCCCTTTCGCCCTTTCCATTCCCATAGCACCATTAAATCGTAGATTTGCTACCATCCTACGCCATGTATCAGAAGTAACTACATCGGTAGATGTTAGTGAAAATCTATTTGCTACAGTACCAGGATAAAAGAGAGATGTTCCAGTTACGACAACATTAAAACATTCTCGTTCAACTGTTTCACCACTCTGAAACCCTAATAGTTGTAAAGCCTTTTGTAGAGGCTTGTGCTTAATTGTCAATTCAGCAACGTCTGTAATTGTAACGTATGCTCCCCACTGTTCCGCAGTCGCAGTAACAGTTGAAATACTCATTGTAGTAGAGCTACCTTCATTACCTTCACTAATTGTAGTAAAAGGTAATGGCAAACGCTCATACCGAGTATATTGGAATGTCTTGGATGATTGTGAAGGCAACATTGCCTTATCAGCCATCTCATAAAACCTTAGAATTTTGTGAGCAACCCTAAGAGTTTTCTCTGCAATATACTGGATAGCATCTGATCCACTTTGTACGGAGTAATTACCGAGAATAGTAGATGTGGTATCTGCTCCACCAGCCATCTTAGGCATAAACCATGAAGATAGCTTGTTTGATAACCACTTAAACATTAAAAATCACTCTCCTTAAAATTTTACATTATCCATGCTTGTTTCCAACTCTGTGTCAGACATATCTTGCACGGATTTCTTTACTTTATTCTTAGTAGAATTAAGATTGTTATTAGTCTTTTCCTTACTAATTATTGGATTAGACTTACTAACAATAATTTTCCCAGTTGAAGTTTTCTTGACAAGCCCTCTAGTAACAGCAATTTCAAATGCCTGTTCCCTAGTCAAATATGCTCCTGAATTAGAGTATTCTTTACGAATACCATCTACTTCTTTAGCAAACTTTTTTATTTGGGGATTGGCAGAAGTAGCCTTCACTTCATCTAACTTCTCTAAAACTGCTCCTAGAACTTGATCTAAGACAGCTTTTTCTTTACCAATATTCTGTTGATAATACTTTTCAACAGCATTCCTAGTATTAACATCCACATCTTCGGGCCATTCAAAAGCCTTATCTTGTGGTGTTAATCCTCTATTTTGAGAAACTAGATTAGATAATGTTTCTGTTAATCCTCTGAGTGTATTCTTTTCATCAACTACTTCCTTGAAACGCTCATAAGGAACATCATTTTCGTGTTTTGGTTCTTCTACTGCTTCTTCTTCAACTTCTTCTACTGCTTCCTCTGTTTCTTCTACTTGTTCCTCAGTATCTTTAACGTCTATCTGATCAGACGCTTCTTCATCAGCCATTTTTATCTCCTTATCCTTTTAACGTAGTGTTCTACGATTTTATGGCACTCGTTTTTTCATGTAATTTCAAAAATGTCTTTAAGAAATTATCAGGAAAATTTATTAATTCATCAATCTGTTTATACATTGTATTAAATTTACTCAATGTAATACAATCATCGAAGGTATTGATGGGTTTCCCCTTCAAATTCTGTTCCATAGAAAACTTTGTTCTAGTCATACAACCTTTAAAATATCTCCAAAATTCTGTTTTCATTCCATCCATGAATATTTGTTTTACATGCTCTGGATTCTCTCTACATAATTTATCAAATTCCTCAGCGTCTTTTAAAGCTATTGTTAATTTTTCATATTCTGCACTAAGATTTTGAAAGTCCATCTATCATCTCCTTATTTACTTATTTTCTTTTTAGAAGTGTATATCGGTTTCTTACATTCAGAATCTTTCCACGTTTTGCCCATCTTAAAATTTCTTCCCTCTTAATCGTTTTTCTCTCTTTTTACTTTCTTCCTCAGTAACTTTTTGTTCTTCTTCATACCTATCCATATATTCTTTGCTTCCACCAGGGCCGGTTGCTGGACGTGGTAAAAAACCAATTTTTTGGAGAAATTTAACTCCCCTTTTCTTACCATTCTTTTTAGCCATTAAAATGACTTCCCTTCCAAGTTTTCTTCTAATTGTTCCATTCTACTTTTACGTTTAAGTAATGCTTCTCCTGCTTTCCTTGCCATACCCTTACCAAGCATCTTGGGCATCATTTTTTTCATTTTCTTTTTCATTTCTTTCTTGTGTTCTGGTGTTCCATGTAGCATTATTCTCTACCCCCTATAATTCCCTGCTTCTTGATTACCTTCCATCATTCTTTCGCCTTCTACTTCTTGTCCTGCTCCCTCTGTCTGTTCTGGTGCAGGAGCAGCGACTTGTTGTTGCATCAATTTCTGCATAGCTTCAAAATCCT